TAACATAAGGATATAAATTGAATACAATACAAGAGTTTAAAGAAAAAGGTTATGTTCATTTAAAATCATTTTTGCCTGAATATACTTGCAAAGAATTAACTGATGAATTAAATAGATTAGTAGCAGAACAAAAAACAGTTAATGATCCACAATGTCCATTATCTGAATCTGTGCATGGTGCTGAAGCTTTTGATAAACTATTAGAGTATTGTTTACCTTATTTTGAAAAAGCATCAAATCTTAAACTTTATCCTACTTATTCTTATGCTAGACTTTATACAGATCATGGCGAGGAATTAAAAAATCATAGAGATAGACCAGCTTGTGAAATATCAGCCACTATTACATTAGGATTTGAAGGTAATGTATGGTCTATTTACATGGGTGATGATGAAGCCAAAACAGTCAATGTAAGTAAAATTGATATGGCTATTGGCGATGCAGTCATGTATAGAGGTTGTGATAAATGGCATTGGCGCGAACCTTATTTTGAAGGTAAATGGCAAGCACAAGTATTTTTGCATTATGTAGATCAAAATGGTCCGCATAAAGAATGGAAATATGATAAGCGAGAATCATTAGGAATAAGCAAAACTGAACAAACTAATCAACAATTTGATGTAGCTTATATAGTTAAAAAAGGTGTTTCAGATAATTTTTGTGATAACTTAATTAAAGAATATTCCAAAGATGAAACTGAAAAAGAACTTCCTTTTATAGGCAATGGTAAAGATTTAGAAAAGAATATAAATCTTGATATTAGAAATGTATTAAGGGTAATACTTCCACAAAATCAAGGTATAGGTGCAACACTTACTTCATGCGGATTAAATCTTAATCATGAAAAATGGCAATACAATATTACTCATTCAAATCAAACTGAATTTTTAATGTATGATGTCAATGGTAAATATGAAGCTCATGTTGATACCTTTCATCAATTAAGTAATGAAACAAGAAAACTAACTTGTTTAGCCATTCTTAATGATGACTTTGAAGGTGGTAAGTTTTATATTATGAATAGCCATGAAAAGATATATCCGCCACAAGAAAAAGGCGATATTATTGTATTCCCATCATTTATGGTGCATGGTGTAGAGCCTGTAACAAAAGGAAAAAGATTTACAGTTGTTACATGGTTAGTTGGACCATATTTTAAATAATATGGTAAAATAATTCATCTATAAGATAAGACCATTCGCATTGCGTCAGAGAGATGCTTGCGTCATTAACCTTGTAAGGAAAAATTATGGCTATCTTCAATAAAAACACACTTCAACAAGTGTCTGGTTTTGATAATGAAATCATTGCTGGTGAACTTGTTTATAATCAAAAAACTTTTTGGAATTTAGCATTTGCATCTGCTGGCGCTCCAGTTGATTTAACTGGCGTAACCATAGATGCACAAATTGTAAGACGAGCAGTAACTAACATTCAAGATACTCGCTATGGTCTTACATTTGATATTGCAGACTATTCTGATCCACAACCTAGTCCAGTTTCACTTTCAATTACAAACCGAAATAATGCGGCTGGCACATTTACATTAGTCATTGATGAATCAGCTTGGGATGTTATTTCAAGCGATCCAGAACTTGATATTAACGCTCAAGACTGCGTAGGATTCTCTGGTCGAATTAAAATTAGTTTCCCAGCAACAGGATCAACACCAGCTCAAGATTCAATTATCTTTTTACTATTCTTGGTTCGTTCTGATGGCGTGGTAAATTAATCATGGCTACATTGTCGATTACACAAGGTGCTACGACAGACATAGCCGTAACTGTCAATCAAACTTCAGTTGATGTTATTCAAGGCAATAATATTAATGTTGAAGTTATTCCAAATCAAACTTTAGATGTAACTCTTGATCGTGGCTTATATGGTCCATCAGGATTTTCTGGCTATTCAGGCTATAGCGGTTATTCAGGCTTTGGCTTTTCTGGTTATAGCGGTCAATCAGGCTATTCTGGATACTCTGGCTACTCTGGAAGTGGCGTTAGTGGATACTCTGGATATAGCGGTTCTGGTGTAAGTGGCTATTCTGGCTATTCTGGTTTTTCTGGTCAATCTATTCAAGGCGATTCAGGATTTTCTGGTTACAGTGGTTATTCTGGCATAAGTGGATTTTCTGGAGCATCAGGCACATCAGGATTTAGTGGTCAATCTGGCGCATCAGGTATCAGTGGTTTTTCAGGAAGCGGTGTATCTGGTTGGTCAGGTTACAGTGGCTTTTCTGGCATCAGTGGTTTTTCAGGCTACAGTGGCATTAGCGGTTGGTCAGGATTTTCTGGCATATCAGGATGGAGTGGCGATAGTGGCATAAGTGGTTACAGTGGTTTCTCTGGTTATTCTGGAATTTCTGGCTTTAGTGGCATCTCTGGTTACTCTGGCGATAGTGGCATTTCTGGATATTCAGGCTTTTCTGGTATATCTGGATTCTCTGGCGATTCTGGAATTTCAGGTTGGTCAGGAATTAGCGGATATAGTGGCGCAAGTGGAATTTCTGGTTACTCTGGTTTTTCTGGCTTTAGTGGTCAGCAAGGCACATCAATTCATATCATCGGTTCTGTTGCAACTCCAGCAGATTTACCATCAACAGGCAATAATCCTAATGATGCATATATTGTAGATTCAAATGGTGATCTATATGTATGGGATGGATCAGCTTGGAATAATGTAGGTCAAATTGTAGGACCACCAGGACAAAGCGGTTTATCAGGTTTTAGCGGTTACTCTGGCATATCTGGTTTTAGCGGATATAGCGGTATATCAGGTTATTCAGGCATTAATGGTCAATCAGGATTTAGTGGATTTAGTGGCATATCTGGTTGGTCAGGATTTTCTGGTATAAGTGGTTGGTCAGGAATATCAGGATTTTCTGGAACTTCTGGAATAAGTGGATTTAGCGGATATTCTGGTATATCTGGTTATAGTGGTTTTAGTGGAATCTCTGGATATAGCGGTGCAGTAGGCACATCAGGTTATTCTGGTTACTCTGGAATTAGCGGTCAAAATGGTGCAAGCGGTTATTCTGGCATCAGTGGATTTTCAGGTTACTCTGGAATTAATGGAGCATCAGGAACATCTGGTTACAGTGGTTATTCTGGAAGCGGTGTAAGCGGCTATAGTGGATTTAGCGGTATATCAGGATTTAGTGGCGCATCTGGTTATTCAGGCATAAGTGGATATAGTGGTATATCTGGATTAAATGGTGCATCTGGAATTTCTGGATATAGTGGATATAGCGGATATAGCGGTGCAGTTGGCACATCAGGATTTTCAGGATGGAGCGGAATAAGTGGACAAAATGGCGCATCAGGCATTAGTGGCTATTCTGGTTATAGCGGCACAAATGGCACAAATGGTGCAAGCGGAATATCAGGATATAGTGGCTATTCAGGAAGTGGTGTATCTGGCTACTCTGGATATTCAGGCTTTTCAGGAAGCGGCATAAGCGGATATTCAGGTTACTCTGGATTTTCTGGTAGTGGCATATCTGGTTATAGTGGTTATTCAGGAATCAATGGAGCATCAGGTTATAGTGGTATAAGCGGATATAGTGGATTTTCTGGTAGCGGAGTTTCTGGCTATTCTGGTTACTCTGGTTTTTCAGGTTCAGGCATAAGTGGATACTCTGGTTATTCCGGTTCAGGTATATCTGGCTATAGTGGCTTTAGTGGAATTAGTGGTTATAGCGGATTTTCTGGTTCTGGTATAAGTGGTTACTCTGGTTACTCTGGTTACTCTGGTTACTCTGGTTCTGGTATTTCAGGTTATTCTGGATATTCTGGTTCTGGCACATCTGGTTATAGCGGTTATAGTGGCGCACAAGGCACATCAGGTTATTCAGGATATTCTGGTGCAACTGGAGCTACTGGAGCTGGTGGAGCTTTAGGTTATTATGGTTCATTTTATGACACAACTAATCAAACTGCATCAAGCACAACAGTTGCTTATGTAGTCAATATTGGATCAACATTTGAAGATAATGGCGTATCAATCACTTCAGGCAATAGAATTACTTTTGCTTATGCTGGAACATATAATATTCAATATTCAATTCAATTTGCTAATAGTGATGCTAATGGCGATAATGTTGATGTATGGTTAAGAAAAAATGGATCAGATGTTGCTGATAGTAATTCAATATATAATGTGCCGGGAACTTCACATGGTGGTGCTGGAGCTTTAATTGCCGCAATAAATTATGTATTAACAGTTGCGGCTGGTGATTATTTACAATTAGTTTATGCAGTATCTTCAACAACAATTTCAATTGCTACAACTTCTGCTCAAACAGGACCAACTGTCCCTGTAACACCTGGAGTTATTGTTACTGCAACTCAAGTATTTTATACACAATCAGGATATAGCGGAACATCAGGCTATTCTGGTTATTCAGGTATATCAGGCTATTCTGGCATATCAGGTTATAGTGGCTCTGGCATTAGCGGTTATTCTGGATATAGCGGATCAGGTATATCAGGTTATTCTGGCTATTCTGGTGCGGTAGGTGCATCTGGAATATCTGGCTATAGCGGATATTCTGGCGCAGTAGGAACATCAGGTTATTCTGGATATAGTGGAAGTGGTATTAGTGGTTATTCAGGTTACTCTGGTTCAGGAATTAGCGGATATAGTGGTTACTCTGGTGCAGTAGGAACATCCGGCTATAGTGGCTATTCAGGAATTTCAGGCACGAATGGCACAAATGGCGCATCAGGTATATCTGGTTATTCTGGTTATTCCGGCTCTGGTATAAGTGGTTACTCTGGATATAGTGGATATTCAGGATCAGGAATTTCAGGCTATTCTGGTTACTCTGGTTATAGTGGAACTGCGGCTAAAGTAATGACTTATGATTCATTTACTTCAACTGCTTCTCAAACAACATTTTCAACATCTTTAAGTTATACTTCTGGTAATATAGAAGTATTTTTACAAGGTGTAAGAATGTTAAATGGAACTGATGTTACAGTTACATCAGGAACTTCAATTGTATTTGCAGTTGCATTATCGGCTGGACAATCAGTAACGGCAGTATATCCACATTAATAAAGGATAAGAATGGATAAGAAAAGATTAGAGTTGGCTTATGCTAAAGAGCATGATCCAAACCATTATAGATATTTACTTACTAATAATTATGAGCGAGCAGTTTTTCTAAAAGGCGATCCAGTCTTTCCTAGAGAAACTTCTCGTTATCTTTGGGCTAATCGAAATCTATTAGGTAAAAAAATTCTTGAAATTGGATGTTCCAATGGTTATGGCGTTCAATTCTTACCAAATGATATTGAATATTTAGGGTTGGACTACGATCCTATAATAATTAATGTCGCAAACGAACAGGAATGGGGTTTAAACGCATCTTTTGTTCAATCTGATATAAATACCTATCCTTTAGATCAATACGACACTATTATTGCTTTTGAGTTTATAGAACATATAGATAATGGTCTTGAAATAGCTCAAAAATTAAAACAACATTGCAAACGATTACTTCTCACAACTCCATATAATGAACCCAAAGGCTTTTGGGGTGAACATCATAAACTTCATGGCTTATCCGAAATAAACTTTCCCGGATTTAAATTTGAATACATTGATGAGGGTGGTTTTATATCAAAAACTCCAGCTCCAATTAATGAATCAAATAGATTTAACCTTATGATTATGAGGTGGGATAATGAGTAGCGTTTTATGTTCCGTATCAACTCGTGGTCGTTATCATACGACTTTGCCAATAGTCCTAGAAGCAATCATCAATCAAACCAAAAAACCAGACAAACTTATTATCTTTGATGACAATGATCAAACAGAAGATATGCGAGAAGTCTTATTCTATAAATACTATTTCCAAAGATTAGATATAAAAGGCATTAAATGGGAATGGCAATTTGCGGCTAAAAAAGGTCAGCACCATAACCATCAAATAGCTAATATGATGGGCTATGATTTTGTATGGCGTGTAGATGATGATGCGATTCCAGAACCTAATGTTTTAGAAACACTATTGTCATATATGAATGATAATGTAGGTGCAGTTGGTAGTGAAATATTAACGCCGCCACATAACCCAATGACTATGTTATCAACTGGCAAAATAGAAGATATTGATAAAGAGCCAAACATTCAATGGGCTACGATTAAAGATGTTAAAGAAGTTGAGCATTTACATTGTTCTTTTTTATATAGAGCTGGCATCCATGATTACAATTTAGGATTATCCAGAGTTGCACATAGAGAAGAAACTTTATTTACTTATGGATTATTTAGAAAAGGTTATAAACTTTTAGTTGTGCCTAATGCAACAATTTGGCATCTTAAAAATCCTGATGGTGGAATAAGAGCCGAATCTAATGCACAACTTTATGAACATGATGAAATAATATTTAGAAACATATTGAATTATAAAGATAAAAAAATTGTGGTTCTTGAAGGTGGCATGGGTGATCATATTGTATTTAGTCATGTAATCCAAGACATTACAAATGCAGAAGTCTTTACTTGCTTTCCAGATATTGTTCCCGGCAGATCAATTTCAGAAGCTAAATCATTGTTTGGCGATATAAGTCAATACAATATTTATAAAAAAATGTGCGATTGGAAGTGGACTGATAGCCTAGAAAATGCTTATAGAAAGTTATATATATGATAATAATTTCGCCATTTGCACAAAAATTACATAACGGAAAAGTCAATCCAAAAAATTACGGATACTGGAATGATCTTATCCCATTGATTAAAGAAGATATTGTTCAAGTAGGTATTAATGGTGAGAACGCATTAGTTCCAGACTTTAGAAAAAATTTATCATTAAGTGAGTTGAAAAAATTAATA